GGTTGCGGCATCGGTGACCGGCAACGTCGGAGGCAATGTAACGGGGAGCGTTGGCAGCGTCGTCGGCGCGGTGGGAAGTGTTAGCGGCGCCGTTGGATCGGTCACGGGCGCGGTCGGTTCGGTCACGGGCAACGTCGGTGGGAATGTGGTCGGCACCGTGGCAAGCGTGGTCGGTGCGGTCGGCAGCGTGACCGGGCTGACTGCCGCGAATCTTGACGTTGCAGTTTCAACGCGCCTTGCGACAGCGGGATACACGGCGCCTGACAATGCGACGATCACGGCCATCGCCGGTTACATCGACACGGAAGTCGGTGCGATCAAGGCCAAGACAGACAATCTCACCTTCACGATTCCCGGCAATGTCGACGCCAACATCCATCTCGTCAACGATGTGGTGGTCGTCGGGAACGGCGAAACCGGAACGGAATGGGGTCCGGCGTGAGCACATGGGGCACAAGCTGGGGCATAAGCTGGGGCACAAGCTGGGCCCGCGTCAATGTGCCCATCGACTTCGACACGGAATCGCGCATTTACAGCATTGCCCCGATCAATCGCCAATTTTCGATTGCTACGGTGAGTCGCCACTTCGCGATCGCCGCCATCAATCGCACGTTCTACGTGCCAGCAGTCAACCGCATCTTCACCGCATCGGGACCGGGATAACCTAATGGCCACAGGCAATTTTTGGGACGTGACCAAGCCGAAAGCGCCGGTTGGGGAGTTCGATCCCAACGGCATATACGACATCCCCTTCGACTGGGCGGCGTGGCTAACCGAGCTCGCCGACACCTACGCCTCGCACGTAATCATCGTTGATGCCGGGATCGAGGATGTATCCAGTGCCCAAGCCGCAGGCGTGATCACCGTTCGCGTCCAGGCATCGGGTACCCCGGCGCTTGAGGTGGGTACCAAGTATGGCCTCACCTGTCGCATCACCACGACCAGCGGGCAGGTCGAGGACCAAACGCTCTTTCTCAAAGTGCTGGATAAATAATGGCGCTGATCACCGAAGACGGCGCCGGCCTGGCTAACGCAGAAAGCTACTGCTCCGTGGCGACGGCCAGCGCCTATTTCACGTCGCACGACACGCCAGAGGCGTCGTGGGCGGACCTGGAGACCAGCGAAAAGGAAGCGCTGCTGCGGATTGCCACTGAGTACATCGAGCAGACCTATGGCGCGCGCTGGCGCGGCTACCCGATGACCGACACACAGGCGCTCTCCTGGCCGCGCGGCTATGTGGAGCGGGGCGACTTCGCTGCGCTTACGTCAACCTCAACCTACCTGCCCGACGACGAGATCCCGCCGCTGCTCGCGCGCGCCACCGCCGAGCTCGCGCTGCGCGCCAACGCTGCGCCGCTTACCGCCGACATTGGCCGCACGACGAAGCGCGAGAAGGCGGGACCGGTCGAGGTCGAGTACTTCGCCAATAGCCGCGAGCAGACGAGCTATCCCGTGGTCTCGGACATGCTCAGCCGCTTCCTGAAGCCGCGGACCTCCGGCGCCATGCGTGGGCTGATCCGTTCATGAGCACGCTCGACGACCGCTTTCGCGCGCTGGCGAAGCGCCTGGTCGCCGGATTCGGGGCGCCGGTGACGGTTACGCGCGTGGTCGAGGGCGCCTATAACTCGACCACGGGCACGCTCAGCAAGACCACCACGGTCGCCGCGGCGTATGCCATCGTCGACGCCTACGGCATGGCCGAGTTCCGCGACGGCAGCGTCGAGCGGACAGACAAGCGACTCTACGTAGCGGCCACCGCTCTGACGTTCACGCCGCAGCCAGCAGACACGCTTACGCTCGACTCCACGGTGCACACGATCATCAGCGTGGCCGAGATTTGGAGCGGCGCGCAGCGATGCCTCTATGACCTTCAGGTGCGTGCATGAGCTTCTCCAGCGACGTCTCGAAGTGGACGACCAAGGCGAGGGTCGAGACCGATCAGCAGTTGCGCAAGGTCGTGTTCGAGATGTTCTCGCGCATCGTGCAGCGCACGCCGGTGGATACGGGCCGCGCGCGTGGCGCGTGGGCTGTGACCATGGCGCCCGCGCCGGCGTGGACCGACACAGGCGCACTGGACCCCTCTGCAGCGGCTTCTGGAGTCCTGACCGCGCTGAACAACGTCAAGGCGGGCGGCATCGTCTGGATCGCCTCGGGATTGCCCTACATCCAGCGGCTCGAATACGGCTACTCGAAGCAGGCGCCATCCGGCATGGTCCGCATCACCGCCGTCGAATTCGGCGACATCGTGGCGGCCGCATGAGCCTCACCAGCATCCGCGCCGCACTCGACGCGCGCCTTGAGGCATTCACCCCTGCGCTGTCGATCGCGTGGGAAAACATGGCGTACAAGCCCGCGGCCAACGCGCCATTCGTCAAGGTCGATCTCCTGCCAGCTCGCACCGAAAACCCATCGATGATGGGCGCAGACGCCGGCACCGACCTGCGGCGCATGCGCGGCATCTATCAACTGCTGTTGAACTACCCGAACAACGCCGGCCCCGGGGGCGCGGCGGTAAAGGCGGATGCGCTGGTGGCGCACTTTCCGCGTGGACTTTCCCTGGTGTACGGCGGCGTGACGGTGCGCGTGTTCAACACGCCATCCATCGCGCCTCATTTCAATGACGGCTCTTGGTACGTGCTCCCCGTGAGCATCGAGTACCAGGCCGACCTTTACTCGTAGATAGGAGCAGATCATGACCATCCAGACCGGCGTCGGCACTCGCGTCGCCATTAAGAAGCAGGTTGGCCTTGGCTCGCCAGCCAGCGGCGCCAGCGCGCAGATCGTCAACCGCGTTACGTCCAATCTGTCGTTGAAGAAGAACACTTACCAGTCGAACACGCTGCGGTCAGACTACCAGGTGAGCGACTTCCGCCACGGTACGCGCCGGGTCGAAGGTGCCTTTGAGACCGAGTTGCAAAGCGGTGCGGGGCAAGCCTACTTCGAGTCGGCGTTGCGCAAACTCGCGGGCGCGGCGGTGACCTCCGGCGCCATTGCGACCATCGCGGCCGCGGGCAACACCTACACCTTCTCGGTCGGCAACCCGATCACCATGGGCTTTCGCGTCGGCATGGTCGTCCGCGGTTCGGGTTGGACCGCTGGCGGCGTGGCCAACAACTCCGTCAATCAGCGCGTCACCGCCGTCACCGCAACGACCGTCGTGGTGGCCGAATCGCTGGCGACCAAAGCGGAAGGCGATACCGTCACCATCATCGCGCCGGGCAAGGTCATCATCGTTCCGTCGACCGGCCACACCAAGGACTACTACACCGTCGAGCACTGGAATGCGGCGATCTCTGTGTCGGAAGCCTTCGAGGATTGCGTTGTCTCGACGATGGCGATCAACTGCCCGGCCTCGGGCATGGCCACGGCCAATGTCGGCTGGATGGGCCGTGATGCTGTGTTCGCTGGGGCTGAGGTCTTTACCTCCCCAACGGCCGCCAGCAACGGCGCAATCTTCGCGGCGGTCAACGGTTCGCTGCGGGTCGATGGCGTCGATCGCGTGGTCGTCACCGGTATCAACTTCGACGTCAATGGCAACTACTCGCAGGGCGAAGTGATCGGGTCGAATACCTCCCCGGACATCTTCGAGGGTTCGGTTCTTGTTTCCGGCCAGTTCTCGTATTACTACGATGGCCTCGACCTGCTGACCGCTTTCGACCTGGAATCCGAGTTGGAGCTGCAGCTCGTGATGACCGCCGATAACGAATCCGATTCGCACTTCTTCAACGTGTTCCTGCCGCGCATCAAGCTGGGCACGAGCGATGGCGACGACGGCCAGAAGGCCAAGACGCGCACTTGTTCCTTCCAGGCGCTGTTGAAGTCGACGACGACCGGCTACGACTCGACCACGATCATGGTGCAAGACAGCGCATTCGCCTGACCTTAACAAGGCCGATGGGGCGGGCCGCTCGCCCCACTTTCACCTGTAGATCAACCCGGAGGGATTAAGAATGTCTGAAGCAAAAGTGTTCGACGCACGCGCACTCGTCATTGATGACGAGGATGCGACCGTTATCGAGATCACGCGCCCCGATGGCGCGACGACTGGCATCAGCATCGAACTGCGCTCAGCAGATTCGCCGCTCGCCATGGCGTTGATCGACCAATTTACGAACAAGCGCATGTCGCGCTGGCAGAAGCGACAGGGCGCCGGCCATCCATTGACCGCGCAGGAGCTGCGCAGCGAGGGTATCGATGCGCTGGTCGCCTGCACGAAGGGGTGGAGCGGTCTTGGCTGGGGATCTGAAGCCGAGTTTCCGTTCACCCATGACAACTGCCGCACGGTCTACACCGACTCGATCATCATTCGCGAGCAGGTCGACCAGGCGGTAAAGGATCGCACGGGTTTTACGAAAGCCTGATCGAGGAGATGCTGCAATGGTGCGAGGTCGAATTCACGCTCGGTCAGCGAATGGAGGATGGGTCCACGATGCGCGAGCATCTGGAGCAGGTTCCGCTCGACCGGCTGAGCGTGGAGGACCGCGCACTATTGACGCCACGCGAGACACCGCCGGCGGTGCGTTTCATGTGGCCGATCTTCTGCGAGATCGCCATGACGCGCCGGCAGGGCCTCGGCGGGCCGGAGGCGCTCGGGTTCGATCAGGTGTTGTACTGGCAGGCGCTCACCGGGCGCACGTTGATGCCTTGGCAGCGCATGGCCATCTATCGCGTGGATGCTTCGTGGCGCGCGCATGTCGCGGCCAACAAGCCCACGCCGAAAGCGGAGAGTAAGCGTGGCCACTGACGCAACCTTGCTTGCCCTTGGTGTTGACTCGTCGGAGGTCACGAAGGGCACGGCCGCGCTATCGGGTCTTGAAAAGCAATCCAAGAAGACCGAAGACGCGGCTGATTCACTTGCCAAGCGGTACGGCGCCGCTGGCTTTGCGGTTGGCGCCGCATTGGGCGCCACGGCGATCGCTATCGCCAAGATGACATTCGATGCGATCGCGGCAGCCGACGCACTCAGCGATCTCGCTGGCGGCACGGGGCGAGCGATCGAAGAATTGCAAGCTCTGTCGGTGATCGCCGACAAGAGCGGCTCGTCGCTTCAGGGCATCCTCACAACGCTCAATGTGGTGTCCAAGGGGCTCACCAAGAACGCCGACGAAACCGGCAAGTACGCGAACGCGCTGGCGTTCTTCGGCGTGGCGTCGAAGGACGCTGCGGGCAACCTGCGCAGCGCCGAGGCGGTGGCCTATGACGTGGCGAAGGCTTACTCCGAGGCCGAGAAGACGGCTAGCACCTCGGCGGCCGCACAGATCGCGCTTGGCGGGTCCTACGAAAAGCAGATCCCGGCTCTTCTGGCGCTGAAGGAGAAGCAGGCCGAACTCAACAAGCTGCGCGAGTACGGGGCTCTGGTCGATGATAATCTCGCCGCTGCGGCGGATCGCTACAACGACACGCTGCGTGACGTGAAGTCTGTGGTGTCTGGCATTGGCAACGATATGGCGCGCACCTTCTTGCCGATCCTGCAGGCTGTGGCGGATTGGTTCATTCGCTCGGCCACCAATGGCGGCATCCTCGCCGGATCATTCGGCATCCTGAAGGGCGCGTTCGAGGCGGTCGCATTCGCCGCGAAGGTTGCGGTGGGCGTGCTCATCACGCTCGACTCGGCGCTGCAGGTAGCTGGCCGCGCGATCGGTGCGTTCTTCGCCATCGTGTCGCGCCCCTTGAGCGCCGGGAAAATCTGGGATGAGCTGAAGGCGGACATCAGGTCCATCAACGACACCACCAACAAGGCGCTGGAGGACCTGTTCAAAACGGTCGAGAAGACGGGCGCGACGGCGGCAGTTGCGGGTAAGAAGCTGGGCGACTTCGCGGCGGTGGGCGCGAGGGCTGGCAAGACGGTCAAGGATGCGTTCGCCGACTATGCATCGGCCATCGCGCAACTCGAACTCGCCACCGGAAATCAAGAGAAGGCCTTGGTCGGCGTCATCTCCGAGACCATGAACTACGACAAGGCGTTGCTGCAGATCGAGCAGGATCTGATCGCCGGCAAGCGCGTCACCAACGAGCAGATCGACGCCTATCTCGACGCCGCGCAGGCGCTCGACGAAGTGACGCGGAAGACCAAGGAATACGCCCAGGTGCAGAAGGAGGCGGGCGCCTACGCGAGCGCGCTGGCCAAGGAGCATGAGGACTGGGAGAAGCAGGTCGCCAAGGTCGCCGAGAGCGTCGATACCCTCGTCGAGAAGCTCCAGGCGGAGACACGCGCCATCCAGTCGAACAGCAGCATGACGAACGAGCAATCGCAGGCGCTGCGCAAGCTGGATGACGATTTGAAAAACGGCCTGATTCCAACGATGGCCGAATACGAAGCGCGCGTGCGCGCGGTGAACGATGCCTTCGCCGACCGCGACAGCGCGCAAGCATGGGTCGACTCCCAGAAGGCCGCCATCGCCCAGCAGAAGAAGGACTACGAAGACCTCTACAACTACATCGACGATGTCGGCCGGCAGGCGTTCGCGGCGCTCACCGACAGCGGCGGCAACGCGGCGAAGAAGATCACCGAGGTATTCAAGACGCAACTGCTGGCGTTCCTGTACAAACTGGCCGTGCAGCCGTTCATCGTGAACATCGCGGCGTCCATAAGCGGCTCCGGTGGCGCCGGGGGGCCGCTCTCGTTGCTCACCGGCGGCGGCATCGGCGATATCTTTGGCGGCCTCGGGAACATCTTCAGCAATGCCGGAAGTACCGTCTCGAACTTCGTGGCCGACCTCGACCACGGCGTCGGTGTAATCGATGCGTTTTCGACGGCCATTTCAACGGGCGGCGCGTCGCTGCTATCGGTTCTCGGCATCGTGGGCACTGTCGCGTCAATCGCATACTCGTTGTTTGGCAACAAGGGCGGCGGGCCGAAGGGCGGCGGGTTCGCGGGCGTCGGAGACTTCTCCGGGATATCTGGCACCGATTCTTCGGGGCGCTACTTTACGCCAAACACAAGCGATAGCGACCTGACAAAAATGGTTGACGCGATCTCGCGCGGCTATACCGATGCCATGAAGGCGCTCGGATTGACCGGCGGCAACGTGGGCTTCGCTCTTGGCTTCGATACCGACCCAAAGGGCACCGCCTCGAACAACGTGCACTCTGGCGCGTTCCTCAACGGCCAGCAGATTTTCAACAACGAGCGCCCCGACATCGGCCGCGATGACACCGTCCTGCAGGAGACCATCCTACTCGAAGGTAAGCGGATCATGTTCGCCGCTATCCAAGCCAGCCTCGGCGACGCGCCGGCCTACATCGCACAGCTATTCGAGGGGATCGACGCGGCAACGATCTCTAGCGAGCAGATTGACACCATATTGGCGACGGCGCAGGCGCTGAAAACGATTGTCGATGTGATGGGGATGATGGGCGACCAATTCGCCTCACTCGACCCGGAGCAGATGCAAGCATTCGTGGAATCCATGGGCGGCCTGCAGAGCTTCCTCGCCGGTGCCGCGTTCCTCAACGAGAACTTCACCACCGACGCCGACAAGGCAGCGAAGGCCACGGAGCAGCTTAACGACGCCTTTGCAGCATTGGGCGTGCAGGTGCCGAGCTCACACCAGGCGTTCCTCGACTTGCTCGGCGGCCTCGACCTGACCACCGAAGCCGGCCGCACCATGTACGCCTCGCTGGTCAACCTGGCGCCGGCGTTCGTGCGCGTCAACGGTACGGCCCAGGACGCGACCACGGCGACCGATGGGCTGACTGATGCTGAGCGCGAGCTCACCGCGGCGCGAAAGGAAGCAATCAGCGCGGCCAACGACTTCTTTGATGCGAACTTTTACAGCGACCTTGAGCAGGCCGGCACGCGCATCGATGCGGCATGGCAACTCGTGCACCAGGCGTGGAATGAGAATGCTCAGGTGTTGCTGGAGCTAGGCTACAACGCCATCCCGACAACCAACGAGGCTTTCCGTGCGATGATTGAATCGCTGCGCGCGGTAGGCTCTGAGGACCTGGCCAACAGCCTCATCCTGCTCGCGCCGGCGATCTTCGGCCTCAACGCGGACATCGTGACACTTGGCGAGTCGGCTGGCGATGCTGCCAATGGCATAAGCACCGCTGTCGACACGATCAACGCGGCGCTGTCACGGGCCCAGGAGCAGGCGGGCATCGTGGCCACGGGCCTGGCCGCGATCAACCAGGCCATCGACGCCCTGGTCAACGGATCGAGCGGAGACTTCGGCGAGAAGTTGGCGTTGCGCCTGCGCCTGAACTTCGAGCAGCTCTCCCGCCTCGACGACCTGATCGCAGCGGAGCAGGGCGGACCCAACCCCTACGGCCCGGTCATCGCCGAGTACCAGAAGACGCGCTTCCTTTTGGCGACGCAGCTCGGATTCGTGGCTGCTGACCTGGCTCGATTCACAGTCCTCCGTGCGCAGTACAACGCTGAGATTGCCGGGCAACTGGTCGAACTCGAAAAGTGGTTCGTACAGATGCAGGCAACGCTCGCCAGATCCCCGGAAGCGCTGGCCGCGCTGCAGATCCAGTTCGACGAGAAGTGGAAGGCCATCATCGATGGCACTTCTACTGGCGTGGATGGCGCGCTTTCCGAGTTCGAGCGGCTGCAGGAAGGCATCAAAGAATTTTTGGCGGGCTTACTGCTCGGCGATCTGTCGACACTCACCCCAGCCGAGAAGCTGGCTGAAGCAAAGAATCAATACGAGACAAACCTCTCGCTAGCGCAGGGCGGTGATCTGGCGGCACTGGGAGGCCTCACCGCCGATGCTGAGGCATATTTGACGATCGCCCGCGATTTCTACGCCAGCGGCGAGGCGTACACGGCCATCTTCAGCACTGTCGCGGCCGCGCTCACCGCCATCTCGGTTATGGAACAGCCAACTGGCGAGCAGCCCAGTACTAACGCTGCGCTGGTCTCCGCGCTGCCGACGTCTGGACGTCTGCTCTCAAACGAGGAGTTCACGGCGGGCATTGATACGCTGGCCGTGAAGGTGGCAGAGGTATTGCTGGCGATGGCTGACTCCAGCGCTGTTGATGCCGCGGCCGCCCGCGCTGTCACTGAACGCACTTCTACGGCTGTCGCAGAAGCCGTTTCCGCGCGCACCAAATGACAGACGCAGAATTCCGTGCATGGCTGACCCGTGATAATGAGCATCGCGTTGTTCTGGCGCGCATGTCATACCAATACGAGAGCGGCGGCGCTCCCGCCACTGGCATCCTCTATTTTTCAAACCTTCCGTACATTGATGAGGATGGCGATCCCGATCCGATTGCGTATCTGAGCGCAATCAAATCAACGCCACAGTATTCGCGCAGCCTGAGCGGTGAAAGATTGGGGGGATATTCCTCATCTGTAGGAGCCCTTGAACTCGACAATGCTGATGGTGCGCTCGACTACATGCTGGCGCTTCCAATTGACGGGAGTGAAATTACATTTTTGTGCGGTGGAATTGATTGGCCTATCGCAGATTTTCGTTCGATGTTTGTGGCGCTCACTGTCAAGATAATCGCTGCAGCATGGGACCGCATCACAGTCACATTGCGTGACACCAGTTTGCTCCTTGACAAGTCCGTGGGCGGAGAATCAAGCATTGACGATGGCAGTCCTGCAGTGGACAACTGGCGCGCGGCTAATTTCGGGTTGCTTCACCAGCTTGAATGCAAACTTGTTGATCAATCAACGCTGACTTATGCGCACAGCGATACCGGCGACGGCATTGCCTACTCTCCCGATTTCGAGCAAACAGTTCGCGATCGCGGGTATCCAATTTTGTATACCGACAACGGCGATGGAACCATTTCCCTCGACGTAACCCCTGACGGGGAGATAACGACCGATCTGCTCATGGTTGAAGGCACAAATCCTCCAGGCTATCGCGCTGTAAGTGACGCAATGCAGTGGCTTGTGGGCACGCGATGCGGCCTCACTGCGCTTGGCAAATACTACGGTCCTGATGACACATATGATCTTCGCCCCAATACAGACATTGGCGCTTGGTCACTTGACGGCGGGCAAGATTACTTGATCGGCATAAGCATTCAAAATAAGACGAATGTCGAACAATTGCTGAATGATTTATGTGATACGGGGATTTGTTTCCGCGCGATTCGCCGCGACGGAATGTTTACGTTTGGCCGCATTCGACCAAATGACATAGCAAGCCTTGGCGTGGCCTCGCAAGCGACGATTCGCGAAGATGATCTTGATGACAATATCCGCATTGAGCATGCAACCCCAACGTACTACCGTCTGCAAGCGCAGATGAATACGAACTGGCGCATCATCAGCAATCCAGCAACAGCGCTATTGCCGGAAGAGTTGGCCATCCTCACGCGCGATGGACTAACGCAAATTCAGGCCGATGCTATCGGTGTTACTTACGCCGACAAACCAGAACTTTACAATTTGACGTTAGTTCAATCGCCATTGATTGAAACCCTTCTTTCTGGTGACGATGAATTTTACGATGCCGAATACTTAGTGCAGTGGATGGAGGTTCGTAGGTCAACGTTTTTGCCGTGGATGGAAACAGTAACAGTCACTGTAGGGCTGGAATATTTCGAGCTTGAACTTGGCAATGTTGTCACATTGGAGGTTCCACGGTTTGATTTCGATGCTGGTGAGCTGACGCAGGTCATCGGCATCGACATCAATTTGATGAACGCAAAAATCACTCTGCGCTTGATGCATCGTCGCTTGGCTGCGCCGCCCCCGGAAGGTTGGGTTCGGGAAGTTGAGGATGCCGACAACATTGCCGGCTTTAGCTTGCAAGTCCCGCGCCCACTGATTCCGATTGTTGAGCTTGACCTCGTCTTTCCAGGTGTTGTTGGCGGCATTGGCGTTGGCCTACTTCCAATCGTCACGCCGTATGGATCGCCACCGCCGCCGATCAATCCGCTTAGTGTTGCATACGTTGCACCAATCTTAGGAGAGCGCGTAGCTACATTGGTGCCGCGTACTTATGTACGGATGGCGCGTGACAATGCTGATCCTGATTATTTGTGGTATTCGGAGCCCGGCATTGACGACGGATTGGGCACAGCCATCGGCGGCAACATTATAAAACTAGAAATGATTGGGTACACACTTGTTGGCGGGGGTGTCGACTTGCCTGGACCAGCAGGAACTTTTGACATGACTAATGATCTTGGCGGAGCAACACACGACAAGGGATGCGTATCACGCGATCCATTAGACCTCAACACCTACCTTGATCCATTCGCACCATTCAGCAACGAATCGCGAACCGTGATCGGCGTGGCGATGAGCGCTAACGGCTTTATGTACGCAACGTTCGGCGGCGATGGCGACATCACGGTATGGTGTCAAATGGGGTGGGGTAGCTGGGCTACCGCGCCTCAATCCGTTTTGTTTAACGTGGGTTCCAATGTTATTTCAGGTCGGTGGCTATCAGATGGGACTCAATTATTCCTTAACGTCGATTCGGGAGGCGGCAACACTGGCGTCGTGTGCATTATTCCTGATGACACTGGCACAGGATTTACAGGAGTTTCCATTGACTACTCGTTCGGCGTGAGCGGGGCCGGTACAACTGGCACACATCAAGACATTTGGTTGTCTCATGATGGGCTTGTGCTGGCCGTCGGTGTAACTCTCGAAATCTCGGCTGGACTATACGGCCAAGGTTCGGTAGTGCTGTTCAAGCGTAACGATACGACCGATGATTTTGCACTGTCATTCGCGCGGATACGTCCCAACCTTTCTGTAAGTGGTGCAACCGGCTTGTTCGGTTCGGCTATCTGCCTGTCCGAAGACGGGAACTACATGGTTGTCGGCGAGCCATTTGCCAATGGTGGTATTGGCAAGGCGTGGGGCATCCCCAATGTTCTTTTATTGAGCGGAACTACCAACCTTGTCACATCAGTTGGCTACGAATTCACCCATACATATGTCGCTGCGGATGCAGCCTATGGCATCAGCGTAGCGTGCAGCAGTCTCGCAGACAAGGTAGCCATCCAAACATCTAGCGCCGAAGACACAATGGACATTTGGAGTCTATGACATGCCACGCCTACGCATCATACCGCTGAACCATCACGACTACGCGACGCTAACCACGTCTGCGGCGTCTGTAACTGATTTCGGGATAGAGCACACGCAGAGCAGCATCCGTGACCATTTGTGGCGCACGACGAGTACGGCTACACAATCGTTTTCCGGCTCGCTAACCGCTGACCGCGAGGCGAATTCGTTTAGTTTGTTCCGCCACACGGCGCACGGCGGCGACATCCAGCTTGAGCTTTACAGTGACGATTCGTTCACGACTAACGTATATGACTCGACGGCATTGGCCGCGTCATGCTTCCCCGCTAGCGGCATTTACGATTGGGGCGACTTCAACAACGACCCGCAACTGCCGAATGCGCCTTACCAGTTGTGGCTTGGCGCTGATTACACCTTCCGCAGCTACCGGGTGTCATTCAGCGGCACGCCAACGGCGGCGTACTGGCAAGCCTCGCGCGCGTGCCTAGGCAAGGCATTTGAGTTCACCATCAATCCAAATTATGGCGCATCGCTCGGGTTTGCAACAAACACCGACCGCAATCGCTCTCGCGGCGGAAGCCTACGCACCAATCGCGGGGAGATTTGGCGCACATTCAAGTTTGATCTTGGATGGGTTGACGAGCTTGATCGCGAAACTCTCGTTGATCTGTTTGCCACGCTTGGCACTGGCGTTGACTTCATGGTGTCCATGTATCCGGAAGACACGACACGCAAGGAACGCGACAACATGATGATGGGCAAATTTGCCAGTCTGAATTCGATTCAACAACAAATTTCGTGGATGCAATCAACTCTCCAAATAGAGGAAAATTAAATGGCGGAATGCAACCTTAAATCAGCAACCCTTGCGGTGAACATTCAGCCGTACACGGTTGCTGTCGCCACGGCGTTTGCCGATCTTGTCCCTGCCGTTGCTGCGGATAACGCGGTGCATCTTGAGGCGATCTTCGTGACCAACATTCACGCCACGCTTGCGTGCAGGGTGACGATTGTTCATCGCATCGGCGGAGTTGATGTGGAAATCGCCTTTAATAAGGCCGTGTCGCGCGGGGCCACGCTTAACTTCTTAATCAACAAACCTTTGTATCTGAAGGTAGGCGACTCGGTAAAGATCAAGAGCGAAAGCAATGCCACCGCGTCCGTCGTTGCACCAGGCGCGAAGTTGATTGGGCCATGACGATAAACAACTTGGAGCAAAGTGAATGAACCTATACCGCTACGACGAGGAAAAAAGAAACGGCTGGACGCTGTGGCGCGAAATTTACGGGACATTCATCGGCGCGGCGGCAATCGTGATCCCGCTCACAATCGGGGCAGTGAAATATGTGGGCGAACTCGAAACGCGGGTCAATCGCATCGAGGGCCAACTGGTGGCGGACGCGCAGGCAACAGTATCGCGGGAAGCGTATCGCCTAGAGCGCGACATTGATCGTGAGGGCCGCCTCAAACGCATCGAAGCAGTGTCGGACCGCATCGAGTCGCGGCTAAACGAGCTGGTAGTGCGCCAAAAATGAGCGACAAGCGCCCGGACGATGATGACCTGTTGTCCGCATGGATCGCCGCGTGCTGCATCGCCGGCGTGCTGGCGTTGGTCCTGATTGTGGTTGGCGTGCGCGCCGCGTCTGCGG